AGAGGTTTTGGATGCATGCGACGATCGTCATGCGATACGTCGGCATCTAGAGCCAATCCTCCATCCAGTTGATCGTTACTTCGAGCACGCCCGAAGCCGTCGCCGGCACCTGGATGAAAGCAATTCCTGCCCCGGGTCCGATCTCGACGCCACCAGGGATCGGATAGACAACACCCGCTCCGATCACGGCGGGGAACGGATAGCCCATGAGTATGTCCACGGAGCTAGCCAGCAATGTCGGCTGCGCCGAGAACTGCGCCAGATCGAGGAGCGCGCCCGATGGCGGCGCCACGCCAAGCGTCGAATGGTTCGAGCTATTAGGTGTCACCGTCGAGCCGGCCGTGCCGCGCGCGCTGATCCGCCGCATACGACCAACCCACCCCGCAGTGAACGCGGTCTGCGCGAACATCGCGACCGAGATGACTTTGATGCGCTGCGTCGAGTGCGGGTTCCAGAAGCTAAAGACGGCATGATCGGCGGTCGCCGCGGTGGCCGGCGCTCGTCCACGTACTGAATACATCTATAACTCCGATCCGAGTCCGCCACCACCGACCGGCAGCTCAGGGGTCTCATCCGCTGGCGCCGGTAGCGCGCCGATCGGCACCCATTCCGAGCCGCGATTCGCTCGCGCGTCAATCTTCACGTTCGGCGGTGAAGACTGCTCGTCCACGATGAGCCGAAACTGCGGTTGATCCTCCGGCTGCTGGATCGAGCCGATCATCTCGGCGAGCCGATCGAAGACCTCAACCCATGTAAGAACCATCTGCTCCTCCTATGCCGCCTGAAAGTTGAATTGCACCGGCTGCGCCACCGGCTGCAGGTGGACAAATGGCGCTCGGTAGTCGTAGGGCGGCGCGTTCTCCGCCATCCACTCGATCTCCTGCCACACACGCGCGGGCTTGACCTCGAGCGCGCAGAGCGTTTGCCCCGGCGGCGCGCCACAGGTCGGCGCGTGGTAGCAGGGGGCGCAGTGGACGGCGGCGTAGAGGCTCCGCACGTAGCGGTAGTGCACGGCCCGCGCCTCCGGCGGCACGCTCGTGAAGTAGCCCACCGTCCGTACACCCAGCGCTTCGGCGAGATGGAGCACCCCGGTATCCGGCGTTACCAGGTAATCGAGCGAGGCGACGACTGAGAGCAGCGTCGGGATCGTCAGGTGCCCGGCGAGCGAGCGCACGCCCGCCGCCGCGAGCCGCGGGGTCAGCTGATGCACGTGGTCATCGATCAGCACCGCTCGATAGCCATGATCGAAGGCCCGCTCGGCGAACTCCTCGACGTAGGTGGTCGGCCAGTTACGCATCCCCGACTGCGAGTGCGAGCCAACGACAATCCCGACCACCGGCCGGCCGTGATCGATGGCCCCCGTGGCGATCTTCCCCTGCAAGCGCTCCTGATCGGTGGCCTGCAAGGGATAGGACCAGTCGAGCGGCTCGCCGCCGTTCAGCAAGTAGCGGGCGAAAACTCCAATCCGGTCGTAGCGCTCCCGGCCGTCCCGCTCGGAGTAGCCCCGGAGATCGATCACCCACGGGAGCCGCCCGTGGAGATCGGCCAGGGCGCAGACCCGGTGAAGGAACCCGCCCGGCTGTCCTAGGAGGCAATTCCGGAGGAGCGGCACGAACTCGTGCGCCGTCGCGTAGGTGAACCGGAGCCGGGGGAACCGCCGCGCCAATTCCCTGAGTGCCGGGAGCACCATGAGCACGTCTCCGAGCCCGCCCGTTCTGACGATCGGGATCTCGGAATCCGCCGGGGCTCGCGTCAGCCGTGCCGGGTGGACCACCTGGAGCTCGTGGTTCGGGTCGATGAAGCCCTGGGAGAGTAGGAATAGGTAGTCGCCTTCGGGCACGTCCTGGGGCTCGCCACGCCGGAACGCGCGTCCGTTGTGGGCATAGGTGAGGCTTCGCGCCAGGACCACCTGAGGCACGGGCATCCTTTCTCGGCTGTCTCGCCCCTATGGGTAGGCTGGGGCGGGGGAGGCGGACGGCTACTCAAGAGCCGGGTGAGTTGTCTTTGCTTCTGTCCCCTTCGGCGAAGCGCGTTTCCAGCCGGTCCCGGAGAACCCGTGGGCAACCGGCCAGATCTACCGCGCTTCGCCGAAGGTCGCAGGCTACGAGAGCGTTACCGCGCTAGTTGATGCAGGCGACACAGCGCCCGGCCGGCAGAGCCGCCGGCACGCAGGTCGAGGCGCAAGCATCCAGCTGCATGCAGTCAACCATCGCCGTCGCATCCTCGTTGAACACGAGCGCATCGAACCGGAAAGTCCAGATCAACCACGTCAGGTGCCGCGGTCCATCGCGCCACCGCTCGAACGTGATGTTCTTCTGGATCCCAACGACCAGGTTCGCCGGGTCCGTGATCACCATGAACGTCCCCGTGGACGTCGCGAGCGACTCGCACCCGCAGGCGCGGATGTTGGTCGGGATCAAGGGCACGGGCACGATCGGGGTGGACATGTGCTCGCGGGGCACCGGGCCCAAGAGCGAGCGATCGCCGAGGACCGTCTCACGACCCTGGTGGAGCTCCGCATAATCGACCCACATGTCACTCGGCATGTAGATCCGGAGCTGTTCCGGGTTCCGGCGGTACTTGGTCGGGAGGGCGCGCTGGAGACAGTTCAGCTTGTGGAAGGTAATCGTCCGGTCACCGGCATCGGCACCCGAGAACCCGCCGCCGTTCAGGATGTGCCCTTGCTGGAGCTGGCGATACCACATATCGCGCGCTCCCATGACGGCGTTGTTCACGTTCGAGGGATCGGTGTAGCTCCCGTTCGTGTTCCCCATCCACGCGATCCGCTCTGTCTCGTTCGCGATCGTCTCGGCCGTCATCCGCATAATCTGCTGCTCCAACTGCGGGCCGGTGATCCCGTCCTGCAAGTCGTCATCGCAGAGGAAGAACTTGGCGTCGAGACTGATGGTCTTCAAGCACTTGTTCGTGTTCGTGATCGAGACCGATTCGGTCGGGGTCTCGTTACAGGTCGCGAGCCGAAGGATGCCGCTTGAGAGATTGATGAAGCGGATCGTCTGCTCGTTCGTGGTCATGCGCTCGACCGACGCCTCGCGGAACATCTGGGACTCATCGACCACGTAGTCAATGAGCCGGTCTGCCTCCTCGGGCTGGATCAAGCACGGAGCGACGGTACGGAGCAGGAACTTGGCCTGCTCGTACTTCGTGAGGCGCCGACCCTCGGTCACCGATGACGGTGCCGCGAGCAGCGCGTGTCCTTGGGATAGCACTTGCGTCCCCTCCTTGGAACTTCCGGCACGGAACGTCCCTGTCCCGTGATGCCCGGGGTGGTTTCCCTACGTACGCGCGAGCGCTCGCCGGCTGCGAAGGTGCGCGCAGACCTCGTACACGTTCTTGGCAAGGAATGACGTCCCGTTGAACATCTTGACCGACTGCTCCATCGAGTCGCAGTAGGTCGGGACGTCCGTCGGTTCGCCGACAAACTTCTTGGCCTCCTCGAGATCAACCCCGAGAGCCCCGAGGAAGGCGCCGAGCCGCTTCTCGGCAAAGATGTGCCAGCGCTGGCCTGGCGGGTGCGTCACCTTTTCGGCGTAGCACTTGGCCAGGAAAGCGACGGTCTCGGGATCGCGGGCAAGGAGCTGATCGGCCCCCGAGAGCCGCACGTCGGAGAAGAACTTGGGCGGGCCCTGCGGGTCCTCGTCCACGTGCATCGACTTGAAGTAGGTCGCACTCATGGGGGTTGCTCCTTATCGCCGGGCGATGCGGGGGAGCCCGCCGCCGTTACGCGCCGCGTTCCGCTCCGAGGTCGTCACGGGTGCGCCGAGAATGGTCGAGTACTCGACCGGCGTACCGTTGCCAGCCGGGGCGACTGCCTTCGACTGGAGGAGCCGGTTCGGCGGCGGGGTCGCGGCACTCACGCGCTTCGGCTCGGCCGAGGGCGCTGCTACTCCGGCACCCACGAGATCCGGCAGCTCGTTGTCACCGGGCTCGTCCATCGCCGGCCCGCCGCCCGTGAGCGCTGCCACGAGTTCCTGCACGGTCGCCTCGAGCCGGGCGATTCGGTCGTCCGGGGTAGGAGCCGCCGGGATCGGGGCCCCGGCCGCGGCACCATCCTTGGCACCATCGGCCGGGGCAGTCGGCGCCGACTTGGCAGGCTCCATGATCGGATTCCCGGAGCCCTGTGGCGGAGCCGCGGGGGCGGGCTCCGCCACGGCTGCCGGGGCAGCTGGGGCAGGGGCCGGTAGGGTGACGCCAGCGAGGCCCGCCAGCGCGTGGATCATCTGGCCTTGCTGCTCGATCAGGAGCCGCAGGTCCTCCCGTGACTTCACTTGCTCAGACATGAGTCCCTCCACGCGGGACTCCACGCCCCGCAGATACTCGACCAGCTTGCGCCCGGGGCGCGGCTCACGGATTCCCAAGAAGCGCTTGAAGAGCGTGCGCCAGCGGTTCTCACCCTGGAACTTGACGGCCGGCGGACCCTGAGGCTCTACCTTGAGCGACTTCCCCAGCCCCAAGCTCATCGCCGCCGCATTGATCAAGCCCTCGGGTTCAGTCCCGTCGGGCACAAGGATCTTCGTTTCGTCGTTCGGGTCGCCGAACTCGCCTCGCACCATCTGGCAGGCCGAGACCGCGGCGTCTTCGGGGAGCCCCATGTCGGTCGCTTGCGTCAAGCAATCGGCGAGGCTCCATTCGGTAGGGGTCGAGGGCACCTCGATTGCCGCCGGCTCGTCCTCGAGCGGCACATCGGCTGCCATCTCCTCGGGCACCGGCGGTGCGACGTCCTTGCCTTCGGGCTCGATCCCGTCGGGGCACTTCCGTCCGCGCGTGATCATCTTTTCCTCCTGCAATGTGAGTTCGCCCCGTGTGATCGCGTCCTCGACCTCGGCCAGCATCTTCAAATCGGCGACCGAGGCGTCGTGCCCCGCCATGTCGGCCCGGAGGACATCCGTGAAATTGCCGAGCGCATCGGGCTCATTCGTCTCGCAGACGGTGGGCGTGGGCTGCTCGCCCGTTGCCAGACAGGCCGTGTAGTTGGCGCCGGGGGCAAGCGTCGGGGAGATCCCCGCCTTGGAGCCGGGCCCAGCCTTGAAGAAGCGCCAGCGCCGGCCCGTGGCCGGGCGATCGACGCCTGCCACTTCCGTCACCTCGCCCGCGATGATCTCGCCCACGTAGTCGAGTTCCTTGGCACCCGTGATCAGCTCGCGTAGTGACTTCATCCGATCCCCATCTCGGCGGCCGACGGGACCAGGTGGAGCGGCACGACGCCCCATTGGCCCTCGATTGAGTAGCCCGTGAGCCTGCCCGACTTGACTTGCTCCCAGGCTTCCGGGTGCCACTTGACCCCCATGACCCAGGCGCCGCGGGGGAAGTCGGGGTCCCCCGAGCGCGCGATAAAGGATTCAACGGGCTCGCCGGCCGGGCGGCCGTCCGTCATCTTGAGCCCCGTGATGTGCATCAAGTTCATGCCGCCCTTCCGGGCGATGAACTCGTGCGCCATCTTCCGGACCTCTTCCTCGGTTGCGTACTGGCCCTGGAGATCCACCTCCCAGGGCGCGTACACGACGTCGTAGGTGATCCGCTCCTGCGCCTTCTCGGGCGATGTTACGAACTTGCAGCCCGTGACGTCCAACCGCGCGGCCGGCTCGGCGGGGGCAGCCAGCGCCTTGACGACCGACTGGCGGATTAAGGCACCGGGGGAGACGTCCGACTGAGCGACCGTGCGGATGATGTCCATATTCCACTGGACCCAGCCCGCAGCGCCGGAGCCGCCCGGGGTCGAGTCCACCATCCGCTTCGGCACCCGGACGTCGATGATCTGCTTGTGGTTATTAGGGCGGCCGATCCCGACGCGAACGACAGCGCCGCCGGAATCCGGGATCACCCGGCTATCGATCCGGTCGTAGAGGTTCTCGGCACCGCGGGACCGCGAGACCGGCACGATCCAGAACCCGCCTTCGGAGAAGACGGGGCCACCCCACGGGATGCCTTTCGCGTGTGTCGGGGCAGAAACGAAACGGCCGTGGCCCGAGACCGGGGGCCGCATCCCGGCTGCTTGCGGCAACGTAGCGGCCTTCGCCGTGCTTGGAGCCGACGCAAAGCCGTACGCCTGGGCCACGGCTCGCCATGCGACCCCGGAGGCATAGCGCTCGCTCGCGGGATCGTCGGCCTTGCCGAACATCTGGAAAGTCGTGTCGTGCATCCGGTCGTAGACCTCGCGCCCGTAGGCGGGGAGGTTCGCCGGGTTTTGGGTCGCGTAGGCACCGGCGGCCGCCGCCTTCTCTCGGTCGGGATCCGTGTCGGTGGGCTCCACTCGGTCCTCCTTCGTTCCTGGGGCGGACTTCCCGGCGGCTGCTTCCTCGGCCAGCCGCTCGTTCACCCGCCCAAGCTCGCCGGCCAAGGTCTGTAGCCCGCGCGCATCGGCCGTCCGCGCTCGGCTGGAGATCGCACTCAAGGTCCGGGTCGCCGGGTGCTCACGGCCAAGGGTCGAGCGCGCCCGTGACGTCGCCCGATCCACGAGCCCTGCCAAGCGCTGCCGGCCGGCGGCCGCTTCCTGCGGGTTCTTGGTACCGGCGACTGCGAGCGCCACCCCACGCGCGTCGAGCGCATCGTTCGCTGCCCCGCCAGCGCCATCCGAGGAGAACCGGCCGTGATCGTCGCGCACGTACTCGCGCTTGCCGTCCTGCGGGTAATCGGGAGCGCCTGGGGCAGCGACAGCGTCGCGGGCGGGATCGGTTGCCGGCTCGCCAATCGGGGGCCCGGTCGGGACGATCTGGCCACCGGGGAGCGTGACCTCGTGAAAGTGCTGATCCTCGGCTTTCGTCCCTTGCACTCGTCCCCCGAAAAAGATAGAAGCCCCGCCCGGGCTTGCGCTCGGACAGGGCTTCTTGAGCCTCGCGACTGGAGATATACGTGGGGACTTGTTACGGCAACGCTAGTTGCGTGTCAAGGTTTATTTTCGGCTGGAGACTGTGCTATAATTCGGCCCATGGGATCTTGTGCCTGCGATCACGATGGCAGTCGGCTACTCAGTACCTGCGGTATGCATGCAAGGCAGGTGCGCGAAGCCGTGGAGGCCGAGAGACTGGTGGTGGCGCGGAGAGTGCGTGACTTTATCGCGGCCGACGGCGGAGCGGTCGATCATGGTCGAGCATTGAGTGACGCCGCGCTCCTTCGCATCAGCAGAGGCGAGCATTCCTATGCTGGCGAGGAGCAGGCGTCCGCTCGGCAACCATCGACCATGATAGGGAGTATGCGCACCGAACATCTTCACTATTGCTCGCGCTGTCGGCGCATTGGACGTGACGAAGGCCAGCGCGCCGAGCAGCGGCGGGCGGCGGAGATTATGCGGCGGCTTCTCCGTTGGGCAGGTCCGGATGGTTACGCGATTACTAGTAGCGTCGAGGATTCAGACGACATAGAAGCGGCCAAGCAGTACATCGCCGCGGCCGCGCAGGAGACGATCGCCGAGCACGATAGCGGCTAGCGCTTGCCGTTCGTGTCGGGCTTGCCGGGCGGTCCGATCGGATGCTGGATCAGGACGCGCTTCTCTTTGCACCGCCGGCATTGGAGGAAGACGACCCCGGTAGCGTCCGGATGATTCTCGGGTACATCATCTGGAGCAAGGAGCCTGTAGCGCGTCCCCATCGGCAGCTCGGCAATGAGGGCGCCATCCACGAAGCACCTGACCTGCACATGCCGATCGGCGGGATCCGACTGGGTAGCTGGCTCATAGCCTTCGGCCTTGAGGCGAGCCCGCTGCCGCTCCAGGCGATCGCGGCTCCGTCCGCCAATCCGCACTCACTCACCACCCTCATTAGCCCTGCTCTCGCTCTCCGCTTTGGCGATGTAGGCGCGGGCAGCTTCATGCCACCGGTTCTGTCGTTCGATCCCACGCGATGACAATGGGTCGGCCTCAATCAGTCCTCGCATAATTGCCGACGCCTGCTTGCGCTCCATCTTCTCGCCGCGTTCCATTCCATCCGTAATCTCGAACTCGACGCTACCGCACTTGGAGCACCGTATCCGCTCGATCGCTGCAATCTCGCCACTCATGGCTGCTTCTCCTTCGCTGCGTCATCGCGCACCACCTTCGGCGGCCGGCCGGGACCACCGGGCCGCCAGACCTTGCTACCCGTCCGCTTCCGGGTCCGCGCCGTGTCCTTCTTGGCGCACGCGTCACAGGTCCGCATGTAGTGCTCGCGCGGCTTGCCGCACCGAACACAGCGGCCCGAAGCGAGCATACGATTGGCCCAGATGCGGCCCTTCTGAGGCGTCACTCATCCTCCGAGTCGATGATGTCCTCTTCGGTGATCCACTCTTGCTCGATCTCTGAATCATCGAGTTCAAAGCCGCCGTCAGGCGTCTCTGGTCGGATCATCGCCTACTCCACTTCCGCTGGTTGTAAATGGCTCGACTGTAAATGGCTCGTTCAGAAGCCGATCAGCTAGCGTCTCGGCCTTGGCTAGCCAGTCACCATCGAGCGATGGCGTGCCAATCTCAAGCGCGCGGATAATCAGCTCCCGGCACTTAAGGCGCCATGATTCGCCGGCAGCTTCCAAGTAACTGGCGAGAGCACCGGCATCCAATAGAGGCTCGATTGTCACGCGGATAGAATGCATTGGTTCGTCCTGCCAATGCTCTAGCCGCGTCGATCCCAAAACCGCCGGCCCGCACCGGGGACACTCGGCCACCATGCCCGCGCAAGGCACGCAGAGATAGGCGTCGCCTTCCGCATAGACCAAGCACTCACACATTAACGGCCCCTCCGCCTCGGCGCGACCCGCTCGTATCTCATCCCGAGCCGCGGCGCGATGTCCGTCCAAACCTGGTGATTGAAGTCGCTGTTTGCTTGCGCGCGCGTCATGCGTCCCGCTCGGACCTCAGCTACCAGCCTCTCCTTGACTATCGGGATCTGGCCATTTTTTGCATAGCCGATGCGCTCAACGCCTGGCCAATCTACTCCGCTCCCCGCCTGCATCCGATAAACCGTGCCGTCTCTCCCCACTGCCCTGATCTCCTGAACACCTGCTCGGCTGGCGAGTTCTATATCCTGCAAGGAGAAGGAGGTCGATACCCGACCGGGGTGGTTATGGGTCAGGGTAGCACCACGTAGGCGGTCTGTTTGTTGTGGCGTGAGCGAAATGTTCGTTTTATCTCCCGGTTGGTTGAATAGAACGTTCCCGTCTGAATCTACCGCGACCGCTGTCTCGAAATTATTCCCTCGAATCGCCGCCTCGTGCTGGTCCAGTGTCGCCTGGACGGCGGGGCTCTGAACATCTAGGGGCTGCGCCGGCGTTCCTACGGGGGCGAGGAGCGGCGCCTCGTCGGGCGTCCGTCGCCCGCTGGCCTCGGCCGCGGCGCGGATCCTCTCCGAAATCGCTTGCTGCCTCCGAATCTCGGCGCGCATCACATCTTCCCTGGATGGCGCGGCGCCGCCGCCGCCAGTCTCACCGCCACCGGTCTCGCCGAATCGGCCTAGATCGTCGCGCACATAATCGCGGTCTGCCTTGCCACGCCACCAGTCAAGCACCCGACGCGCTCGGCTCGGACCGACCGCCTTCTCTAATTCCTCGATCTCAACCGGGATATCGGTCGCATCGTACCGCGAGACTCGCTTCTCATCCTCCGGGAAGGCGAAGTCGAGATCATCGGTCGCGGAGGGATCGGGTCCCGTCTGCCGTGGTGGGCGATCAGGATCGGCGAGCCGTTCGCGCGCAAACTGGTCGGGATTGTTCGTCCCGTCCCAAACGTCGGCATCGGAGAAGGCTTGATCTGCCGTCACGACTGGCACTTCATCGCACCGACAATTGCAAACCTGCGCGGCGCTCCCTGCGGGATCGAGTGGATGCATGAGCTGCTCGCCGCCGACGTCGTATGGCTCATCGATTGCGCGGATCTGGCCGTGCGCCTCGAAGTGGTCTTCCCTTTCCTTGCCGTCAAGCGTCGCGAGCCAGCGCTTGAAAGGCACTCCACTCGCGGAGTACGTGATCCAGCTCGCCTCGCTGACGATCGCTCCCGTCTCCGTGCGTGCGATCAATTCAGAGCGCGCTTTCGTCAACCAGTCGAATTCGCCCCGTAATGAACGCGCGACTTCAAACGGTCCCTTGCCCGCGAAGTAGAACTCCTCGGCAAGCACGGTCTTCAATCGCTCGAAGACGTCATCGGCCACGTTCCCGGCGAGGAGGTTCGCTCGCTGTGCCAGGGCTTCGGCCACGGCCGGACTCTCTAGGCGAAAGGCGCCCCTGACGCCCAGCGCCCGACGCGCGGCCGTGCCCCCAGCCTCGAACATATCGACGTAGGCGTCATCGAGCGATTCCGCAATCGCCAACCGGAAGACGTCTTCATCGTCGGCCATGAGGGAGCCCACGGCCTTCAATTCATCCAGCTCAAAGATCCCTTGCAGCTGGCGGGTGCGCTCTGGGCCCAGGGGCCGGCCGCCCCGACCGACTGGGCCCTTTGCGCGTTTCGCCTCGGCCGCCAGACGTCGCGTCGCGTCACGGTGGAGCCGTTCCAGGGACCCAGAGCGAGAGAGAACCTGGGTGACTGCTGCCGACGTCCGCGTGAAGTCCCGATTCAACGCCTGACGCAGGGCACGTGCCGGCCGGACAAGGGATGTCGGCCGACGCAGCCGTGGCGAATCCAAAGAGGGCGGCTCGGGTAAACGGCGCGCGGCGGAGCGTGAAGACACGACTATCGCCGATCCCCGAGCCATCAATTCTCCGACTGTTCGAGAGCACTGGGCAAGTCAGCTACGGTCGGCATCCGTACGCCGATCACCTTGCCCTCCGAATCGGTCTCACGCTTCGCGAGCCCGCGGTTCTCCCAATGCTCGACGATCCGGCGCCAGCCTTCGACGTAGAGCCGCTTATCGTGCTTGCCCGATGCGGGATCGATCTTCATATCGATCACGGCAAAGGCGCGCCCGTGGGTCCCCGAAGCGTAGGGCGGCTCAAGCCCCAGGAGCCAACCGCATCCGCGCCCATCGCCAATGAAAGGCGGCTCGTCGGCGCGGCAGATCGCCATCGCGTATTCCTTGGGTGCCGAGAAGCTGAGCTTGCACTTGGGGCATGACAGCGCCATGAGCGTCCGCTCGCGCCGCTCGGGTGCGGCACTCGGCGGTGTCCAAAGCTGGCGCCGAAAGCGGGGATCAGGCCGCAGATCCAACGCCGCCCTTGGTGCCATGCCGAGCAACGCCCGCATTGGCGTACATCACCGCTTGCTCTAGATGCCGCATAGCGATCGTCCGCTCGGCGCATTCCGGCATTTCATCGTAGAGATAGAGCGCCTTCCGCTGCATCTCGTCGCGAAAATATTCATAGAACCGCTTCACGTCTGGATCGACGGGCGGATGATAGGTGAACGCCGAGATGATCTCTTCCTTGGTTCTCATGGTTGTCTCCCATTGGCTGGCAGCTCCGGCCGGCGCGGAGCCACGCGATCACTGACCCGCGTCGTCCCCTGCCGGAGCCGTGTCAACGCATCCTCCGGTGACTGGCGACTATCGCCCCCACCGAGCCCGAACATGCCGGCAATCCGAGATAGCGTCCCCGAGCGCTGGCCGGGTAATGCCATCGCACTCCCGGCGTCTCCACCCGCGCGCGCCAAGAGCCCCGCCGTCTGGAGATCGAGCAACCGGATCGGGATCGTCGCTTCCTCGGAGTCATCGGGCGGGAAGTCGAGATGCTTGACGATCATCGAGGCCCAAGCGCGAATGTCATTGATCGAGAGCGCGCCCGTGGACGCCACGCCTACGAGCATCGACACTTCCCGCTGCTCGTCGAGAATGTCGATCTCGTCATACTTGAAATCCACAGCCATGAACCCGAGCTCGTCGAGGATGATGTCAAAGAAGGCCTCAAGCACCGCTTGCTCGGGGTCTATTTGTGACCGCTTGTAGGTCTCGTCCTGCGATTCCCCCGAGCCCGTACCGAGACTCGCCGTCTCGATGATCCCGAGCTTCGAGGGCTGCATCCCGTACACATGGATGATGTTGTCCCGGTTCGCTATCTGGTAGCCCGACCATTCCTGATCGTTGGGCTCGCCCCCCAGCTTCTCGAAGACGACATCGTAGCCATCGATCGGGACCCGTAGCGTGAGGGTGCGGTGATCCTCGCCCTCGATCATGTACTTCATGTGCTCTTCGATCGTGTTCTGGATCCGGTCGATGATGTTCTCTCGGGTATCGGGATCCGAGAACGCGGCCGAAGACGCCTTGATCATCACGAGCCAGTCGGGCATCCCGCGGTTCACGAAAAAGCGCACGTTACGATTGCTGGCAAAGATGTTGCCGACGAGCGAATTGAAGGCCGAGACAATCGGCGGGATCCCGTAGTAACGCTCGCGCGGGTGGTAAATCTTGAAGTCGGTCAGCTCGCGCTTCAAGTCCCCGACCCGCTGCCCTGGACCCGGTAGCTCGCCCGGCCCGAACGCGCCCTGGATCGTCATGGCTTCCTCGCGGCTCACGTAAGCCCACGGGGTTTCGGATTGCAGGGTCACGGGATCAATCGGCTGGATCTCTGCCCCGAAGCGGCGGAAGAAGGCCGCCGGCCGGCCCATTTCGTCCAGCTGCAAGAAGGTCCGGCCGTCGAGCCCGCGACGAATCAAGCGCGAGGGGATGTGAATCAACTGCGCGGGCTTGCCCTGTTCATCCCGCACGATCTCGTTATGCGCGTTCCCCGTTGCCTTCCGATCCTTGACCAGAAACTGCGAGAAGGTGGTCAGTGACACGTGCTGGGCGTCGAAGTCGTAGGTCATCCGGTCGAGCATCCGCTCGGCGATC